AGGAGATTAGGTAAAGATAGATGTCATAAGGTTGTATGGCCTGAAGGATGTAAGGATGCTAATGAAGTGTTAGTTAAGTATGGTAAGACTGTTCTTTCTGAGTGCATTGAACACGCTAAGCCATATCCTATAGCTGGTACTTACAACGCAGACAATCTCACAGAATCAATAGATAGATTGTATGAGGGAGGNGTAGAAAAAGGAGTAAGCACTGGATGGAGTACTATAGATCCTTACTACTTGGTAAGACCAGGAGCATTCACTGTTGTTACTGGAATTCCTAGTAGTGGGAAATCAAATTGGATGGATGCTGTAATGGTGAACATAGCTAAAAAGCATGGATGGAACTTTGCTATTTTCTCACCAGAGAATCAGCCATTGGAAGATCACATGGCTAGGGTATTAGAAAAATATATAGGGCAACCATTCACTGATGGGCCAACACCAAGGATGAGCAGGGAAGAATTAGATCAAGGAAAGAAATGGCTTACTAAACATTTCACTTGGATACTTCCTAGCGATGACAAGGAATGGTCGCTTGATGTTATTTTAGAAGCCGCGAAGAGGCTGGTCTTAACGAAGGGAATACGAGGCTTAATCATTGATCCTTGGAATGAATTGGAACATACAAGATCGGGTAACCAAACAGAAACAGAGTATATTTCTATAGCATTAAAGAGAATAAGACAGTTTGGTAGGAGATATGGTATACATATATGGGTTGTTGCTCACCCTGCTAAGTTATATAGAGACAAGAATGGAAAGTATCCTGTTCCTACCTTGTATGATATTAGTGGGTCGGCAAGATGGAGGGATAAATCTGACAATGGTATAATAATATGGCGCGATCTTCTTAAGGAGGAAGGGTGTTCCATTGAAGTAATCGTTGAGAAGATTAGGTTTAGGCAAGATGGTAAGCGTGGAACTGGAGAGCTTTCCTATAACTGGAGAATGGGAACCTACCATTTACCACTAAGGGCAGCCGAGGAGATACCCCCACAATTTTACAATGGATAAGACATGGAAAAAATTTGAGAGGTGGGTGGTTCTTTTTTAACTGAGCTGGGAGACCAGGCGCTAAGAGTTCCAGTAACAGGGAGGACAAGAGGAGATTCACCAGATGTAACAAGTGATTATCTTTCTATTGAATGTAAATATAGAAAGCAAATACCACTATGGATTAAGGATGCTATGGCTCAGGCTGTTGCCTCATCAAGAGAAGGCAAGACACCGGTGGTATTCTTAAAAGAAAAGGGAGTTTCATTCGATGAAACATTAATAATATTTAGAGCAAAGGATTTTATGGATAAATTAAATAATGAATAGACAAATATTTAATATACTAAGGGCTATTAAAAGCGAAGAGCCACCATGTACTGGATGCAAATGGTACAAGAGATGCTCTGTTAACAGGGTAGCATGTGCAATGTTTAAAAACTATACTGAATCAGGAGAATCAATAGGAAATATGAACCCAACAACAAAAATATATAAGGAAATATACTACGATGTCAGGTCTAGAATCACTCAAGTCTCTTACGGTTAAGTCTCCCAGTATATGGGGGCCTAGCAATAGAGTTCCTTGGACTGATGTTTGCATGGCATTATCTAAAGCAAGTAGAGATGCATCTAAATATGCAAGGCTTAAGTATGCTATGGAATACAACTGGAGAAATGAAATTTTAAGGATTCTGTATGGGCTCGCTCTAAAAATTAAGTGGCATAAGAGTATAACAAAAAAGGATTTAGTTACTATAGTTAACTTAGCTTTAGATGAATCACTAAGCCCAGCTGTATGTCCTAAATGTAACGGAAGAAAAGAAGTAAGAGTGTATGATAGTATATATAAATGTGATGTATGTTTAGGTGTTGGTACTAGATCAATGAGTGATAGAGCAAGAGCTAGATATATATATGGAGAAGATAATAAATTTACAGGTATAACAAAGTACCTAAGAAATATTAAATATAATTATTTTAATACTCTTATATCTAGTATACAGGAATGGGAGATGGAATTACATAGAGCGTTTAGGAAAATGAGATGAAGAATAGAAAATATTTAAAGTGGGTAGCAGAACAACCATGCATATACTGTGGTAAAGAATCTCAAGCCCACCACCTAAGAATTCTAGCACTTGGCTCAGGCATGGGAAAGAAAGCACCCGACTACTTTACATTGCCAGTGTGCTATGAACACCATGCTGAATGCCATAGTGGAGAGATAGACAAAGAGACACAAATGAGATGGTGCTTACAGACTATAGATAAAGCAATAAAGTGTGGTATAATAGTAGTTAACTTTTAATGATTGATGCTATTTATTTTCTGCTTTATACATGTGATTCTTTCTTCAGTCTGGTTGAGTGTCAACTCATTCTGGGATATTACATTGATTACTATACAGGGAATTAACAATGGGAATTATAGTGAAGAATAAAAAGTTTAAGATAGATAGTTTAGAATCTAAGAAAGACTGCTCCAGGTATATAGATTCTTTAGACTTGACAAGCGGTAAGGTAGAGGTTATAGTAAGACCTTACAGCAATAAGAACCAAAGGTCAATAGACCAGAACAATAGGTACTGGCACATGATAAGGCAATCAGCTAGCGAGTCTGGCTACACCGTGAATGAACTGCATACCGTAATGACTATGGAAGTTTTAGGTATGCAGGAAATCTTTGGCTTAAAAGCAGAAGCGATTGAAGTGCCTATACAAACATCGAGTTTAACTGTAGCACAATTCGGAGAATATATGGATCAAGTTGAATCAGTTTTAATTAACGCTGGNATGTATTACCCACAACAGGAGATATAAGATGTCTGATTATAAAATGGAATGTGTTCCAACAGAAGATCAACAGCAACAACAGATGTCATTGGAAGAAGAAGAACAATATAAACTAGAGTATGAAGAATGGTTAGATAACCTCAGAAAAGAAGAGAGAAAAAAGGAGATAGAAGAATATGAGTCAACAAATTAAAGACATAGAAAAGAAACTTAAGAGACCTTTCCCAGTACACCAAGTTAAATGGAGGCCAGGTAAGGGAGGCATGGAACTAAGTTACATAGATGCAAGAGATGTTATGNGTAGATTAGATTCTGTATTTGGAATTAATAATTGGCANGTTGCATATGAATGGTTAGGAGAAAGAATGATATGTAGTNTGGCTTGTAGAGTAGAAGATGAATGGATAACTAAAGCAGANGGGCATGGAGATACTGANATAGAACCNAAAGAAGGGGGAATAAGTAAAGCTTTAGTAAGAGCTGCAAACACATGGGGAATAGGACGTTATCTATACCATGAGAAAGCATTTGATAGAAATAGAAACCCTGCATCATGGGCTACACCAGAGGGATACGATGCTTTGCTTGAGGAAAGAGAGAAAGCACCAGTCACTAAGCTACACACAGCAGAGAAATAGGAGAAAGTAATGCATTGGTATGATAAAGAGGGAAACCCTCAACATTATGTACCTGGTAAGAACGGTAAGCTTAGGGCTTCTACCCTACGTGATGCTAGGAAACATGGATGGATGCCTTCAGTTACATCTGTCTTAGATATACTAGCTAAACCTGGGCTTGACCAATGGAAAATTAATAAGGCTATTAACGCCGCCATTAATCTACCAAGATATATAAATGAAACAGATGCCGAATACTCAAAAAGAATTCTAGCTGACTCTAGAAAAGAATCTAAAGAAGCTTCTGAAAGAGGCACAAGGATTCACGGTATGTTAGAGAGATCTTTTAAACAGGAGGAAGAACCTAAAGGAGATGATGAAGCTATCTTTAATTCTGTTAAGTCCTTATTAGATATAAACTGTGGCGAACAAGAATGGAAATCAGAGGTTACATTCTCTGAACCAAAGCTTGGCTATGGTGGTATGGTAGATTTAATATCTGATGAATGGGCAATAGACTTTAAGACAAAAGAGTTTGGAGCTGACCATAAACAATTAGCTTACGAGTCTATGGCTTATCAACTTATGGCTTACGCTGTAACTGGTGTAGAAAAAAGCTACTTAGATACTGGAGAAGCTAGCGTTAGGAGAATGGCTAACATATTTGTTAGCGCAACCAACCCAGGCCTAACAGTATTCCATGAGTGGAGCAAAGAAAACTTTGAAAGATACTGGGAAATATTTAGTTCATCATTAACTCTATGGAAAAATGTTAAACAATACTGGCCGGAGAAACATTATGAAGGGAGTTAACAAAGCTATTTTACTTGGTTACGTATGGAAAGATCCAACCATTAGATCAACTAAGAATGGTAACAAGATTGCACAAGTAGATATGGTAACTGAATCTGGTTACGGAGAATACAAGAAGTCTGATTGGCATAAGGTAATATTCTATGGCAAGCAAGCAGATGTAGTAGACTCTTATGTAACTAAAGGTACTAATTTATATGTAGAAGGATCAATTGATTATAGAAAATATACTGGCAAGGATGGTATAGAGAAATATACTACAGATATAAAAGGTTTTATGTTGCAAATGATTAATAGTCCAGATGCATACAAAGAAGTTGAAGCTTCTGCACAAGAATTTAAAAAGGAAGCGTCACCTGAAGTCAAGAATGCCGTGTCTGACATAGCTGAACAAGTAACAGCTGATGACATACCATTCTAAAGGAGAACTGTTTGACGAGATTATTTATAGACTAGCTAGAGTAGTATACCAGAGCAGAAAGAAAGGCTCGGAAGAAAGTACTCAATCATGGGAGGAAACATTCCTAAAGCATTCTGGTGTAACTGTAGATGAGTATATAAAGTATGCACAAGATAACAATCTTAAAGAGAGGTACATAAATGCTGGAAAAGTATGATAGGTATGAACCTAAAGACTATGTTATAATAGAACCTACTAAAGATAACTACTCGATGCCTCGAAGGGCAACTCAAATGTCAGTAGGGTATGATCTCTTTGCTACAAAAGATGAGGTTATACGTCCATTAGATAGGAAACTAATTGGTACTGGTATAAAATTAAAGATGCCAGAAGGAATGGAAGGTCAGAGATAAGATCAAGGA